GTGTTGGATAGCTCGACATATCCATACCTGGTCATGAAGCTAACAACTGGCTCAAATGTTGTTGGATCTAGTACTGTACCAGAGCTCATTAGTGGGACGTATGGGCAGTAGAATGCTGCTGCGTCTGTCTCGCTTGAACCCTTGTAACCGACTAGAACTGCTGTATCGTCTTGAGCATAGCTGTCGACATATACGCGCATTGCGCCGTTTAGTGTACCAACAAACTTTGTATTGGTTGGTGCTTCGAAGGTGCCCTCTGTTGTACGAGCAAAAGCACTTGTGCTTGCACTCTGTAGAACTGTTAGAGCTTGTGGGCTTACTACTGCCCAGTTACCTGCACCACGACGTGTACGCTGTGCAATCTTGTTAGCTGTGCGGTTGATTAGAACTGCTAGAGCTGCGTGCTCGTCGCCAACATAACTTGCTGTACCGCTGACTGCTGCCTGGTTGAAGGTCTCTTCTGTTGCTGCTAGTGAGCGAAGTGAACCTAGAACTTCCTGGTCAATTTCTGCGGTAATTTCTTGTGCTAGAGCGGCCATGATTTCGGCTTCTACGTCGATACCATGCATGCTCTGTGCATCCTGTGCTGCCTCGAATGTCCAGCGAGCTTGTAGCTTGCGTGTCTTGGCTTCAACAGGCTGCTTTAGGATCTGGATGCTGATTGTGCGGCCGCCATTACCTTCTTTAGCTGCTGTTACATCAGCGCGACCGGTTGTTAGACTACCGGAATATGCTGTTGCAATTTTGAATGGGCTTAGTGCTTCGTCACCAGCTGCTACGTCTGTATCGAATGGTGCTGCTGCTGTTGAGTTAGCACCTTCTGCATAACGAACACGTAGTGTGTGGATCTGGCCTACTGGGCCCTGCATTGGTTGTACACCAACGATTTCGTTGGCGATAACTGTTGGCATAACACGGCGGATAACTGGTAGAATAACACGATTTAGTGTAGCTACGTTACCGCTTGCTGTTGCACCGTTTGATGCTGCCTCTGCGAGATACTTTTTAGTATTCTCTAGGACAACACTCATTGCACCGCGGCGTGAACCTTCAAGGCCCTCAAGTAGGGCGTCTTTTGTTTCGCTCCAACGGCTTTCTAATAGTACATCTGACATTTTATTGTCTCCTTTGGTACCTTACTTCAGGCCTGCCAACTTGCGTAGTTCAACAATATTTGATCTGTCTTCTTCTACTACAGGTTGTGTTTTAGCTTCTTTATCTCCGGTTACCTCTTTACGGCTTTCTGCAATTACAGCTTTTTCCTTCTTAGGTGCAGCACCATCTAGTACTGCTGGTAGATAACGATCGAAAGCGGCTTGTAACTTTTCAGTCTGTACGCTCTCTAATAGGTCACGCATTACTGCGCCCTTTTCTTTATTGAGTTGCTTAAGAAGTCCAGCCATTACGTCGTTACGTTTATAGTTTTCAGTAATAACATTTACTTCCTGTTGTTTGCTCTCAATAATCTTTGCCTTCTCAGCAACTGCTTCCTGAGCTTCAGCTAGTTGAGCATTTACTGCTTCAACTTGTGCTTCTAACTTGCGAATCTCTTGATTCTCATTTAGATAACTTGCGCCAAACTCTGTTGCAAATGCTTCGAAGATCTTGCGGCCAAAAGTATTATCTTTAGCTGCTTGGATATCCTCACGTAGTTGAGTTAATTCTGCTTTAAGATTCTTAGCTACTGCTTCCTCAACAATACGACTAGAACGCTCTACAAAGGTCTGCTTTAGATTATTGAATTGTTCTCTAGCCTCTTTAACTAGACGAACCTTTGTATTGTGTACGTCCTGACGATCTGTCTGGAATTCTTTGATTTCTTCAGCTAGCTGACTTACAACGAAATTTTCCAACTTTGCTACGACCGAGGCCTGTGTTTCACGGTCTTCGTGTAGTTCTTTTATCTCGTTTGTTAGCTGCTGTACTAGGAACTGGTCAAAATTGCCTGAAGCTTCTTGCATCTTTGCCACAAACTTTGCGCGGTCTTCAGCAATCTTCTTCTTTTCTTCAGCAATCTGTACTAGCTCTTCTGATAGAGTTTCAGTAACCATTTTATCTAAAGCTTCAACCATTGCGGATTTGTCGTGTTCATAGCGACGAGCAAATTCCTCACGGAGTTCTGCCGTAACCTGTGTGCGAACTTCAACTAGCTTTGAATCCCAGGCTTCCTGGATTTCACGCTTAGTATCCTCGTTGACAAGGTCGCTATCTAAAAGTGGTTTGATAGCATCTAGCATTATAGTCTCCTAGATCTTTAGATCCCTGATAAGACGAGTTACCTCATCCTTCAAGTATTGTTGTACTTTAGTATTGCCGTTTGCTTCTCTAGCAATTTCAAGTACTGTGTGCCCGTTACGCATATTAAGCAATCCTTCATAGATTGCTTTAGGATATGCATTTGGAGCACTGGGTTGTGCCACAACGTCTACTGTGACAATTTCGAAGTCAGAAACGTTACCGGAAGATTCTTGAACATTGCCAGAACCTCTACTGCTAACGCCTAACTTTACTCCACTCTCCAACATGGTCTTTACTAGAGTACCCATTGGAGTGGGAAGAATCTTTAGTTTTCCATAGCCGTTAGGGCCATCCATCCACATTTCGGTAATCATGTGGCTGACACGATCTAAATTAATCTTTAGATCGTCCGGGTGATCAACTTCACCAAGTACACTATTACCTGATGTGATTTGGTCATTGAGCTGCATAACGGCATTGGAAATTTCAGAGACAGGGTAAACACGCTGGTTAGCGTTTTTAACCCCGCCCTGAATACAAATGCCTTTCATATAGAGATCCTTGCCCTCGTTGGCAGACTCTGTTACGATTCTAGCTTGATCGAAAGTAAGGTGTTCTCTAAGGTAGTTCATATTGTACCTACCTTATGCCTGTTTCATACCGGCCTTGCCAGCTTCACGTGTGTCCATAGCATCAGTTTGCTTTGCAGCCTTAGGAGCACTGGCGCTTTTTTCCTCGCCTTTGCTCATTGTGGCTTTACCACCCATGTCGTTCTTCTTAGCAACTGGGCCAGCTTTTCCGTCACCTTGTTCTGCTGTAACTGGGGCTGGTGCCTGCTCTTTATACTCACGAACGAAGTCTTCGGCTGATTCCATTTCTTCCTCAGCTTCTGGCTCTTCCATGTCCATGTCCATCTCGTCTTCTGCTTCTTCAGCATCGTCCATGTCCATGTCCATGTCCATCTCGTCTTCTGCTTCTTCATCATCAGCTTCGTCGCTCATTAAGCGATCAAATTCTGCTTTTAGCTCGTCTAGTGCGTCCTCGAGGTCAACAACGCGATCTTCTAGTTCTTCGTCACCTTCCTCAGCTTCTACTGCTAGACCTTCTTCGTCGGCTTCGATATCAGCAATCATATCGTCTGCTGCGTCACCGCCTAGTTCTTCATCAAAGTCACTCTCTTCAACAGCTTCTTCTTCAACTGTCTCGTCTTCTGCAACTTCTTCTTCTTCTGCTGCCTCTTCGACGGTCTCATCGTCAATTAGGCTCTCATAGATTGAGCGACTGCGCTCAACAACGATCTCATGAAAAAGCTCTTGGGCTTTCTCCTGATCTTCTGCAATTAGTAGCTCAATGAGCTGATTAAATTTATCTGACATAAAAAGGCTCCTTTTATTCATAAGGCATTTAATTTATTTAGCCTTTATAGAAAAAATGGAGTTAAATGCTGTGTTTTTGGTTCAAAACGAAAGATATACAAATTTCAGCCAAATTTTTCACTTTTTATTGATTAAAAACTAGGTGCGGCCTCTTCCTTAGGTGCTGCATATTGCTTTTTTACTTGTGCTACAGTTTTATTATATTCTGTTATTTTTAAATCATTCAAGCGTCTTAGCTTGTTGATTTGCTCAAGTGTAAGTCGTGTTTTACGAGTATCAGACTTTTTAGCAACGCTATTGTCTGCTTTAGCATCATAATTTTCTTGTTCTGATTCAATTAAACTCTTTAAAAACACTGACGTTCTCCTAAGGTATTTATTAAACCACCGGTGGAGGAGGTGGTACTTCAGCGCCTGCTTCAGGTGCTGGTGCTACTTCACCAGCCTCAGGTCCAGCTGGCTCTTCGACTGCTGGCTCAAAAGTATCTAGATCAGTTTCTAAACCGCCGGCTGTAACACCAACGCTACGTAAACTGGGCTTGTCAGTTTCAACTTCGCCGTTTTCTTCAGCCCACATACGCTCGTTATCTGCCATTTCCTCTTCAGATAATCCTAGGAAACGCTGCATTAGGAAGCGTTTAGCCATGTAAGGATACTGCTCTAACTGTGTAAATGTACCAATACGAGCAGTATCAATCTCAGTTTCTCTGTATTTGCTAAAGTTTTGTGGCTCATTGAAGCGCAATTCAAAACTGCTGTTGTCAATCTCAAGTCCGCGCCACTTTAGGAACATCTTGAAGTCTAAGTCAAATGGCTGAACAATCATACGTTGTAAACGCTTGCAATATTCGTTAAATCTGTATTCCTGTATCAATGCTGTGCCAACTCTGCCATCAGCAAAGGATCTCTCACCCTCGTCTGGCCCAGTGGGCAAATAACTGCTGGGAATACGCAACCCACGGAATAGTTTATTTGTAAAATATTTTAGATCGTCAATCTCGCCCAAATTTGTACCGCCTGGCAAGGTCTCAACTTTACTACCACGACCTTCTGCTGTCTGCGGGAAGAAGTAATCTTCGTTAATGCTAAGTGGATTGTAAGTTGTATCTAAAATATTTGTACCGCCGCCAGTTTGACTGGGGATACGACGCTGATGGATTTCGTTTTTAACACGCTCAACGAATGCCATAGCCATGTGACTGGGCATGTTACCCACATCCACATAGAATACACGACGCTCTGGAGCACGTTGAATACGGTAGATAATAATAGCGTCTTCTAGTAGCTCTTTTTGTTTGAATACTTTGAAGATATTTTCAAGAATACTGTTACCAAAAGGCCAGACATCATCAAGTCCTTCGTTTAGACTTAGATGAACGACATGCTGTGCTTCTATAGCAAACCCATTCTGTCCCTGATCAAATCTACCAGTATTACTTCCGCCGCCACCATATACGTTACTAGGCTGAATATAACCCTGCGGCTGTTGTCCTGGTCTATGATAATCGTCTGCGCCTGTTACTGCTGACACTGTCAAATTTTCAAAGTTAGGATTAATGTTTTTAATAACATACTGCTCGGGCTCTTTGCCTTCGCTCTCATTAACAATGACTTTAACAACATTGTTCATGTCTACGTAAAACCAGGCAAATGTTTCAGGGTCTCTAATAAACACCTGATCACCATACTTTAGAGTATTGCGGAACATTTTAAATGCTCGCTTGTCAAACTCGTTTAAGTTATTCCAGTTGACAAGTTGTTTTTTAATCGTATCAACTTCTGTATCACTGGGTGGTTCTTTCCAGTAAATGTCAAATACAGTTCCATTTTCAACATTTGTCTGTGTGCAGAATTCTGCTAGAATGTCCAGCGCACTATTAACTTCACTGTCAACATCCATGTTCTCATATTGATTGTATCGTTCCACACGATTTGGGTGGCCAATATACACATCTGGCAAACTACTAGCATAGTTTCTAAACGCAACATCAGATCTACCAGTGGAACTTGCCGCACCAGCATTTGTTAATGGACTTGCGTCAACTACTTTAAAATATTTTTTCCAGGACATTCATTACCACCTTATAGAGTATTTACCCTATTATAACATTTAATTTCTAGAAATTCTAGTTAATAATGACTCGTTTTCGTCAAATCCGGTTTCTGTTATTTCAACAAGTCTCTGTAAGAGTTCAAGTTGTTTTGCCTGTATATCGTTTATACTCATACTGGCTGCTGCTGGTGTAGTTGCTGTTGCTGGTGCGGCTGTAGCACTAGCAGCGTTAGGAGCAGGAGCACTACTAAATGGATTTAGGCTGCTGAGGAAGTTTAGACCGTTTTCAAAAACACTGGGGTCCATGCTATTGGTTGCTCGTGCTACACGCTCAACCTCGTTTGCAAATACTTTATATCTGTCTTCTATTCCAGCTGTTAGATCAAACTTTTTCATATCTAGTGTAGCAATACCAGTGTTAAGTTTAGCACCTGCCTCAGCTAATTTAACAATCTTATCACCTTGATCACCACCAAAGAAACTACCCAGGCCCTGACTTAATCCGCCAAAGAACCCTGGAGTAAATCCTTCTAATGCCGCTTTCATTCGTTCGATTCCATCTGCCGCAAGAAACATTTGACCTGCTGGAATTTTTGATAGTCTTTCAATCTGCTCTGTTGTAGCATTTACGCCAGCAGTTTTCATATTTGTAATACTGTCTACAACTGTAGCAATACTATTACCAATACCTTCTATTACACCTTTGATAGACCCGCCTACGCTGGAAACAAAGTTACTAATGCCATCCATTACACTAGTGACAAGGGGTGCTAGTCCTTCAAATACAGATTTAAACATTTTACCCAAGGGTTCAAATGCTGGTGCAGCAATTTGGGCTGCTTTTGCTAAACCCATAACAGCAAGAGTTACAGCGGCCAATCCAACAAGTGCCGTTGGATTTGCAAGAGCTTTAAGACCAACTGCCATACCTTTTAGTCCTGCGCCCATGCCTCTGCCTATACCAGCTATCCCTGCTCCAGCACCTTTGCCAGCTGCGGCTCCGCCTCCGCCTAGTAGGCCTGCGCCTCTACTAGCTTTAAGAGCAAATAGTGCAGTGGTTGCTGCAATAATTGCACCAGCAAATCCGTTTGGGCCTAGATAACCTATCAAACCAGTAATAGTATTTGCTACACCCTCGATTGCGGTAGTCATAACCTCTAGGAACTTAATAAAGCCGTCATTGCTCATGAGAGCATTACCAATTCTTTCTAGTGATGTTAAGAAATTGTTCCTAGCTTCGTTGGCAGCGGCAGCTTGTCTGTCTAATTTGTTACGCTGATCTGATCCGTTTGCTTCTGCTTTATTGTAATCAATTTGCCGTTTCTTCATTGATACTAGGTAAGCATCCTGCATTGCTTTATTTCCAGCACCAAAGGCTATCATTTGTTTGTTACGATCAAGATCACCAGCAATTTGAGCTTGTCTTGCCCTGCCTGATTGTTTGTAAAGTCCTGTTAAATCTTGTTCTCCAGATTTTACACCATTAGCTAAATCAGCAACTTGCCCTGCTAAACCAGGGAACATAGCACCAGCAGCAGCCGTTTCTCCACGTAATCCACCAAAAGCAAGTTGTTGTTTTAACATTTCTTGCTCTAATGGACTCATACTTGCCATAAGAGCTCTAACTTGGTCTCCTTGCTCTTTGCTCATTCCAGCCAACTGTGCTTGGAACTGTGCATCAAGTTTTTGTGCATCAAGGTTCTTTTTCTGTTCAGCAGCACTAGTGCCTGTAATTTCTGCTAGTTCTATTAAATCTCTCTTATAGCGGCCGGCAGCTAGTGCTACAGCGTTAAAATCACCACCAAAATCCTTTAAGGATCTACCTGTTGCTGCTAGTTGACTCATGTAGTCAGCCATAAACTCTGGCTGCTCTTTCATGCTAACGCCCATGCTTTGTAACGTTTGCGCTAGTCCAGTATTCCTAGTAGCTTTCATAATGCCAGCAAGAGCATTGGCGCCTGCTGTACTACTGCCACCAAAAGTTGCTAGTCCTGCAGTATTTGCTTTAATAGCACCAGCAAACTGCTCCATGGTATAACCACTACTCGTAGCTACTTGTCTAAATCTAGTTAGGCTTCCACCAAAGGCTGCGCCAGACTTGACTATGTCATTAAACATAGCGTCAGTTTTGTCTAGTGCGCCTAGTCCTGCTGCTAATACAGCACCAACACCTGTAATTAATCCACCAACAGCGCCGCCCAGAACACCGAACTTGCTAGCACCATCACCAACTTGCTTGGTAAATCCTTTTAAAGAATCTGATGCTCCTTGACCACCTTTGGCTAAATCAGTAAATGTTTTACTTACAAGCCCAGCTTTATTAGCAATGTTTGTAACAGTTTCGCCTAAAGTTTTGCCTGCTTCGCTCGCTTGTCTATCTAACTGTTGAATAGAGGGTATTGCTTTAGCTGTAGCGGCAGCTAATTTCTTTTGCGTTTGCTCAACTTTAGAGGCAGCGCCGGCGCCGCCGCCCCCCATTGCTTGTAGAATACGCTCTAAGGTAGCTTCACTAGCAGCATTTTCTAATACTACGTTCTGATCGCCTATTTTACCTGTAACTTGTTCAGCCATAAATTAAAAATCCAGCATTATATGCGCAGATAAATACCCAGAGTATTCTACACTTATATTATTTATATGGAGATTTCACATGGCTACAGAGCCACCTATGATGGCAACAACATTTAATACAACTAACATGTCTACCGGTGGTAACCCACTGAGCAAGCATTTTAGATCACCAGCATTACAAGTAAAATTACCCAGTGCAGGCAGATTTTGGCCAGTGGGTAGTTTAGATCAGAGTCCTACTGGTGAATACAGTGTGTTTCCCATGACTGCTAGAGACGAAATGATCTTTAATAATCCCGACGCATTACTTAACGGTCAGGCAGTAGTAGATGTTATACAAAGTTGTATCCCAGCCATTAAAAACGCTTGGGCAATTCCCAGCACTGATATTGATTCAATTCTTATTGCTATACGAATTGCTAGCTATGGCGAAACTATGGACTTTGATAGTAATTGTCCTGCTTGTTCGGCAGAAAACAGTTTTGGTGTAGATCTTAGAACATTCTTAGATAGAACAGTTGATGTTACAGTATATGATACTCCTAGGTCGTTTAATGGCCTAACATTTGAATTCAGACCACAAGACTACAGCACTATTAATAAACTCAGCATGGAAACATTCAATACACAGCGTCTTATACAAATTGCTGAAAATGAAGACTTAGAGGATGATGATAAGCTAGCTAGAACTAATGTTATCTTTAAAAAGATGACAGATTTTACTGTGGGTGTTATTACTAACGGCATTATTAGTATTACAACTGCTGAGGGGCAAAAAGTAGACAATCCTCAATATATCGATGAGTTTATGAGAAACTGCGATCGTAAAACTTTTGATTTTATTCAAAAGAGTATCGAGGAAATTGGAAAAATTCTATCTAGCAATGACGTAGACGCAAAATGTAGCGATTGCGGTCATCAATACAATATTCCATTTACGTTTGACAACGCAAATTTTTTCGCATCCGGCTCTTAACACTATCTCATGACCAGATTGTTAAGATGCTGGAAGGTATGGAAAAAGAGGTCATAGCACTGAAGAGGGAACTTCTTCAGTCCTGCTGGTATATGCGTGGTGGTTTGAGTTATGAAGAAGCAAGTTATCTAAGCCTTGCTGAACGTAAAATTATCAGAGAAATAATCGATGATAACTTGGAAACAACTAAGAAAACCAAGTTGCCTTTTTACTAAGAATCATCGTCTTCATTGAGCAATGATTTTTCTTGTTTTATAAAGTCTTCAGCTCTTAGATTCAGTTTGTTAGCCATATTATGAGGAGATTCTGCTGCATCTCCTTTAACATATGTAAGCTCTATCTTAGTATATATGTCAAACTTAAAGCCAAGTTCTGTAATTTTATCTACAAATTCAATGAATGCATGTTCTGCATCGCTTTGTGTGCGTTTATCCATGTGTGTATCTCATACAAACTTTTTCTAGCTAGACTATTTACACCTTAGTGTATTACATATTATAACATATTATGTGATTCAATCAACCGTAATGGAATGATCTACGATCATCCAAACACTCACTGACGTTCGTGTTTTGTTTTTTTTTAATCGATATTCATACAGATTATTTCAGTCAGACGGAACCTGTTTTTGGGTTCCGTCGGCTCGATCTTCATACGAGTTATCCCAGCCATAGACATTGGAAGTAGGTGTTTATTATACTGCTACACAATGGGCTCTGACCTTTCCCAACCTACGTCGACATCGTTGTTTCCAACTACCTCTCGCTTCGTTCCTGTTGCTAAAGAGTTTTTATGTGTAATGTGCAGTTTTTCGATTGACAGCATTCAATCTACATCAAACTACAGCCTTAGGGCGTTCGCTCAACGTGTCACGTGTCTAGTTTCTTACGCTAGTTTTTCCACAGCGGTATTTCTAAACTGGCCCGCCAACCTTATGTGCTGTTATATGCCTTTTATGTGCTGTTATATACTGCCTTTAGGTAACCATGTAACAAATTTGCCTCCGCAATCGTTACAGATTATTTTGCCTGTGTGTGGTCCCGATTCTAGTTTGACTACTTGCCAGTTGTGTTTTTCGTGGATGCCTAGTTTGATTTGTCTTTTAGAGTTTCTTTTTTCATGCCATTTGCTGTCAAAACCTTTTTTAGGATCGTTAAAATAATCTCTGTCGAGTTTACTAACGAGTTTGTGTCTTGACCAATCAATTTTTGCCATAGTTTTTGTTTGATTCTGAGATGACTTTTTGACTCTTGTGTACACGGACTCTGATATGTCCATTGTACCATTCGTCAGATTCTAGTACACGGTGCCTGAACTGTTCTCTTGCTTCAATGTAACTACACTCTCCCTTGCTGTAACAATAGAAGAGTATTTCACGTTTGAAGTTTTCTTTGCCTAGTAGTTCTATGTCTGCCGTTAAATTGTCTGATGAGCCGTAATAATCGCGCCAGTCTGATTCTACTGTTGAACGTCGTTTATTTTTTCTGCCTTTGAGAGGTGGCCTTGTGCGCCTAAATTGAGCTAGTTTTTTGCCTATGTATTTTTTGCCATTAGTAGTATTTGTAATCAAGTAAACAAACCCTACTACACCTTCGGGTATTTCCTCAACTGGTTCATCATTGTATAGCCATGTCATGTTTATTATATAGTAAGATGCTACCAGCTGGTTGCATATTCTTGATTTACAACTTTACAGTTGCATTTTGTTTTACATTCTTGCCATCTAAACTGCCTGAATTCGGTCTGCCAAAAATTATCATTAAGTATATTCTGCAATAAATTTTTGTTTAAGTCAAATTGTTTTGCTAGTTTATGCCATTCTGAGTTGTGATTATATCTATTTGCTACCCAACAACAAGGATATAATAGTCCTTGACTATTGATATACAAACCCTTGTTGCCTATTTCACACAAAGGAATAATATCTGCTTGTTGTGTGGAGTCATATAGATCCTGATTAATTTGATGTACTCGTTCTGACCGTGCTCTTGGTGTTAAATGTACATGCTGGCGTTCAAATCTTTGTGTACTACTTACATATTCAGCACCGGGCTCTAGTGGATCATCTGCTCCATAATTTTCATACACACTACCAAATTTTGTGCTCAGTGTTACCTGAAAAATATCTGCGCCATTGTCTTTAGCAATAGCCTGCATTAGATCCAAATGATCTTGATTGAATCTAAATGCAATAGCGGCCCAGGTAATCAGACATTCGCTGTTCTGTCTTAGAGTCTGCATACCCTGCATAATACTATCCCAATTAGAGTTTACCCTGTACAGATTATTGGAATCATTATCATAGCCGTCTATACTAAAATGAACAGTATCCCCACTGTCTAACACATTGCCTAATTGTGTCCACCATTCTCTACTTTTGTAACTGCCGTTTGTAACTAATACAAACTCAACTGGTTTTATACTTTTAATATATTCAATTACAGGAATAAGATCATGAGCATATATAGGATCGCCATCATCTCCACAAAACGTAATTTTTTCCAAACGGGTTTCTATAAAGTCGGGTGTAAAGTGGCGTTTAAAAAAATCTAAGTTTAGCTCAGTGTTTATTAGCCCATCAGGAACTTCTTGCCTGGGACAACGTGGACAACGCAGAGTACACTTACTGCTAATTTCTATATGAAAATGCCAGTCTGCTAACACAATTCTACCTCACGTTGCCATTGATTTTTAAAACTATTTTGCATTGTGCTACATGTTCTTTTGCAAGTTGGATGGGGTGTATCAGTATTCCATGTTGCCTGCACATCTGCCATTTTTAATGTGTTATTTAGATCATTGCCTAACCAACAGCAAGGATGTACATCTCCAGTCGCACTTATATACACGCTGGATTCTTGCAAAGCCATACAGTTAATATTGCCCTGTTCTATTCGTGGGCTTTCATAACCTACGGGAAATTCTAAACCATCTATAAAAGCTCGTTTGCTAACTTTTGCTCTAAACCATTTAAATCCCAGCGTTTTTGCTAATTCCATGCATTCATCAACCTGGTGCTGATTGTGTTTGTACACTAGCATATCCCAGTGAGCATTTCCACCAGCGTTTATATAACTTGTACAATTATCAATTAACTTATTCCAGATAACATTACGTCTATAGATGTGATTTGTATCTTCTAATCCGTCTATACTAAAAACCACATAGTCTGCAGGAAGCATAAAAATCTTAGCAAGTTGCTTCCACCACTCAACTGACTGCAAAGCACCGTTAGTATTCATGCCTAGTGTGATGTTGTGGTTGATACTTCTAAAATATCTGTAGATTTCCAATGTGTTGCGCCCAGCGGCTGGATCACCGTAGTTACCACACATAAACATCTTATCCAAACTCTTTATAATATCAGTACCAAACTTCGCTTGTATTTGTTCTATTGATAGATGGCTATGCGAGTCAGTAAATGCAGGATTGGTTGATCTACTGCATAGCGGACACTCAGCCTGGCATACATCTGTTGATTCTAAATGTAATACCTTATACAACTTCTACATCCGTATCATAACTTGTAAAGCCATTCTCTTTAACAACTTTAAGTATATTGTTAACACGCCCACCAAGTTCGTCCTTGTGGCTAACCAGCCACACACTCTTGTTACGATCACGGCTCATTTTCTTAAGGACTGCTAGTGCGCTTTCAACACCGCTAGCATCCATGCCACTATCAACAACTTCGTCAATAAACAGTAAATTGATAGGATGATACAAGCTTTCCCATACATCACGGAACGCCCAACTTAGACTTAAAATAAGTCTATTTCGTTCGCCTCTACTGAGATTATCAAAGTCCAAGTCGCGGCCTAGTTCCTGTATTTCCACGCCTAAATCGTTCATAAAACGAACAGTGTGCGGTAAGCCCATGCGTCCAAGATAGTATGTTAGCCGTGCGTTTAAGAACTGTAGGTTTTGATCTATAATACGTTTGCGTATAAAACTGTCCTTGTTGGTAAGTAGCTTGAGTAAGAAGTCCTGATGGTCGCGTAGTTTAGCAAGTTCATTGATAGTGTCCCAACTTACTTGTTCGATACCCTGACTTTCCATTTCTTCAATTTGTTCTGCGTAAGGATCTTCATCCTCTGTACGTTTGGTTAGTTCCTTTTCCAAACTAGCCACTGTAGTACGATGGTTGTAAGCATCGTCGATGGTATCATAAAACACCTGCGGCGCAACGCCAAGTTCGCCTTCCTGCAATACATCCATATGGTCAGCACGTTGAGTTTCGTTAGCAAGTATCTGCATTGCAGCTTCCTGCTTCTGTTCCTGCTTGCTGGCTAGAATTTCTTCCTGCGTAGTATCATGAATATCCTGCCCACAAGCATGACACTTGTGTTCTTCAAGTAAACTAATTTCTTTATCTAGTTTACCGATAAGTTTATTCTGCTTGTCATTGTCACTATCAATGCTACTAATCCAACGCTCTGCTTCTTCACGCCGTTTCTTTTGCACGTAAAAGTCTTCTAACAGTTTATGATTAGCAAGTTCACTGTCGATGTCAATGTGTGCTAGATCCTCAATGCCAGACTTTAGTTTCTTTACGTCCTCATCACGCTTTGCATGCCAGAGTCGCTGACGTTTCTTAAGACTGTCAATCTGTTCAGCAATGCGTTTATTAGCATCCTCAACTGCTTTGATACGATACTCTTCTTCAGTAATCATATCCTTAGTTTGCTTGCCTAGTTCCTTTAGTTTCTCTGCCTTTTCACTTAGTAATGTGATGCCCAGCATTTGCTCAATAATAGCGCGCTGATCATTAGCACTCAAACTAAGGAACGGCTGTGTATAGGTATTAAGAGCAACAAGATGTTTAAACATCTCGTGGCTCATACCCAACAAGCGTTCTATCTCAGTCTGAGTTTCACGGTTCTCACCCTGCTGTTCTTCTGTCTCAATCTCTCCAACTGTAAACTTTAATACATTAGGCTTCCGCCCACGTTCAATATGATACTGTTCGCCGTTTAGCTCAAAGTCAACAGTAACTAACATATTTTTACTGTTGGTCTTGTTAATCAAGTTGTCACGCTTGATATTAGTAAGAGCTTGACCGTAGAGAGCATAACTCAGTGCATTGATGATTGTGGTTTTACCCGTGCCATTTCTGGCGCCAGAATCATCACCTCCTTGATCTAAGTTTTCACCAAGCACAAGAGTTAGGTCTCTACGGTCAAAGTCAATAGCCTGGGTTTGGTTACCCACGCTCATGAAGTTCTTTACTGTAAGGGTATTAATTTTAAACATATTATATTATACTATAGATTTTGATAGATATCCAAC